GTACCACGTGCAAATGAAAAAATCTTTCGATCGAGGAGGAGACAAATGGATGTCAGCTTGGGAGGGTGCGGAATGCAACACTCAAGAAGAGGCGTTCGATATGCTAGATGAATATCTAGAAGAGGCAAAGGAAGATGGGCTTGAATATAATCGAGACCATTATCGAGTTAAATATATAGAGGGCATAGTCATAGACTTTAGCCCCGAGGGAGAAGAGTAATGCCTAAAGAAAAGATTGATTATGTAGAGCAAGACATTTATGACTACTTTGGGGCAGACCAAGATATTTGGAAAGCCGAACGACATGAACTACTGGGAATCATTGGGGGTATGAGTGGCATACTAGAACTCATATGGCACAACCAAGTGTCGGCTGAGCGTTCATTCAAAGACTTTAAGGATTGGCTAAAAGAAACGAAAGAACTTGACATGATAGAAGTTGTAGATAATACTGATACTCCAATCAAAGTCGGAGAGGGCTAATGGCACACCATATTTTTATCAAAGTTCGTAGACTACTCATGGACTTCGTTGCCTTACTTGATAAACATAGCATAGGCAGTGAAGACCGAGAAGAGGCTAATCGAATCATCGAAGAGCTATCAGTAATAATGAAAGATGAGAAGTTTGTAGAACATCTTGAAACCGAAATAAAGCAACACGAACATCAACAAATGACAGACGACATTGCAGACGAGATTCTATCTCATGGATGTCCGAACGGAAATTGTGATGTGTAACAGAGAGAGCAGTATTTTATTTTAATTAAATGGAGAGAGCGAATGAACCAAGTAACAAAGAAAAACGCAATAGCATTAGCAGTTATCGTAGCAATTGGAGGGCTTGTGTATGTATCAAAACAAGATGTACCCACACCCGCACCCGCGTCAACACCCGCGGTAGTCATAGTTGAAACTATCACAGAATCAGAGGCTAGGTCACTGGTATCAAAAGACACCGGCATTGACCTTATAAATCTTGGAGACGAAACAGTTCTTCCTGAAATTGCGGGATATGACAACCCAACAGTTGACGACCTACCCCCACTTACATTGGATGGCTCACACCTACCCGACATGGCGGGATATGAGTCACCATCAGCTGACAAACTTCCACCACTAGAATCATAGTGGCAACACCTGAAAAGAAAGTAAAACAGAAAGTATGTGCCAAGCTTAAGGAACTTGGTGCGTACTACTTTTATGCCTCAACAGGAGGATATGGGGCAAGTGGTGTACCTGACATCGTCGCATGTTACAAAGGTAAGTTTATCGGGATCGAGTGTAAAGCCAATGGAAACAAAGCAACGGCCTTACAACAGAAACACTTACGGGAGATAAGTATGCAACAAGGAGTCTCACTAATTATTGACGAGACGAATATTGAGATGTTAGAGTATTACGTTAAAGGCAAACGAGTGATGAGTTTGGAGAGTAAAACATGAATGCAGAAAATAATAAAGCAAAGAAAGAACTTACACGCATGCAAACTAAAGAACAAGCAATAGATATGTTAAGGGAGGAGGGGTACACGGTTTTATACCCAATACCGAAAGAGGCTTCAAGAATACGCATGGAAGCGAGAATGGTAAGGGTATTAAAACAAAGCATAATACCTGTGTTAGAGCATAGTGGGTATACGGTAACTAAAACAGGAGTGCCTAAAAGATGAATGCAGAAGATGTAGACATGGTAAATCATCCACCCCATTACACAAGTACGAAGTATGAGGTGATAGATATACTAGAAGAATTTTTTAAAGACGACCCACTATTGTGGCAATGTGGTAAATATCTTTTACGATGTAAAGGTAAGGGAAACCTAGAGCAAGACCTTAGTAAGATGATATGGTACGCTAAACGTAGGATGGAGAGAGAGGACATAAATGACAATAAAACGTAGACTTTATTCAGATGAGAAAGAGCAAGAGTTTTTAACAAGAGCGATAGCATATATGGAGAAAAACCCAAAGACAACTAGAGGTAAAGTTGCTTTATACGCGGGGGTAGGGGTTAGTGTATTGGAGCGATTTGAAATTGAGGGGAGACTAACATTACCTCCGAAGTTGACTCTAAAACAAGCTAGGGCTACAAGTCCTTGGGCAAAAGGTCACATGGTATGAGTGACGAGATAGACGTAGCCAACAACGAAGTACAGAGACAATTAGAGGCAACTCTAAAAAGTGTTGATACGACTGTCGAAGAAAATGATACCGGCAAATGTACGTGGTGTGAAAGAGAAGTAAAAGACAAGAGACGATGGTGTTCAGTTGAATGCCGGGACGAGCATACATTTTATGCTAATAAACTATAAGGAGAACGACATGACTGTGTGGCCTCAAGAACATAAAGATCCTGATGAAGATGAGAAAGACTTACATTCTTTGTCAGAAAAAGACTATAAAGTATTGGAGTATTTCATTAATACAGTAGCCGTTGCTACGGCCAGTTACGTGCTTTATTTACTGTTAACGTAATGGCAATTATTAAAGAAGATAATAGAGTTGGGCCGGCAGTATGTTGTAAGTGTGGTTCTGACGCTAAGATTAACCACGGGGGCAAGTGGTATTGCTCAATAGAATCAGACATGGGCGTCTATAATATTAAAGGGTTTTGTATAAAAGAGAGGAAAAATAATGGAAAAAGTTTATGATATATGGATTGATTTAAATAAAGAATTAATGACGGTAAGAGCAGAAAACTTAACAGAAGCTTTACAAGAAACAAAAAAAGAATTAAATAAAATAATTGATAGTATTACTGAAGAAGACCTAAAGAAAGAAATAGATACCGACAGGGGGTTGTATTATTATCAATTTCAAGAAAGAAAGAAAGATACATATGACAACACAGATATTGTCATATATGACAGTTTAGATTATTCATATGTGGATGGTAAAAAATATGATGATTTTTCAGGCTATGATTTGTTTAATTGGGAAAACCCTGAAGTAGAACACCTTGTAACTCATGGTGTTTGTTGGTGTTGTGATGTCATAATGCCGAAGAAAAATATAAAATGGGATTTAGAAAAGATATGTAAAGAGAAGAATTTAAATCACGAGTATCTTGAGGACATCCTTCCTATTTGTAATACATGTATTACCGATAAAAAATATATGAGTGAGTACAACAGAATTAAAGAAATTGATGAAGAATTTAAAGCGAAAGGGACAACTTGAATCTAGTAACGATTGACTTTGAAACATTTTACGATGTGGGATTTAGTCTATCTCGAATGACAACTGAAGAGTACATCAATGATGAGCGGTTCCAAGTCATTGGTGTAGCAATAAAAATAGATGACGGAAAAACTGAATGGCATGCCGGAGAAGAGGCAGTAGCAAAAGCTATAGCTGACATCGCATGGGCCGATGCAATGTTATTGTGTCACAACACTTTGTTTGATGGCGCTATTCTTAAATGGAAGTTTGGTGCAGAGCCGATGAAATACCTGGACACCCTGTGTATGGCGAGATCTATACACGGAGTGGATGCCGGGGGTTCACTTAAAGCTTTGGCTGAACGTTACAAACTAGGAGAAAAAGGCACAGAAGTCTTGGATGCTAAAGGTAAACGCATAGAAGACTTTCGCGACCATGAGCTACGCCAATACGGAGTGTACTGTAAGAACGACGTGAAGCTCACTTATGGTTTATTCAAAGAGCTCGCTATTAACTATCCGGCTAGTGAACTTAGACTTATCGACATCACGTTAAGAATGTATATATTACCCGGGTTACAGTTAGATAAAGACGTACTTGTGGATAGATTGAAAGAGGTCAAGAGTGAAAAGCTTAATTTGTTACAGGCACTTGCGGATAAACTTGAATGTGAAGTAGAAGAAGTGCGTAAAAGATTAGCAAGTAATAAACAGTTTGCTGATGTGTTAGAACAGTTAAATGTGTTAGTACCAATGAAGACAAGCCCAACAACAGGGAAAGAAACTTACGCCCTAGCAAAAGGAGACCAAGGGTTTTTAGCTTTATGTGAACACCCGAATGCTTTTGTACAAGAGCTATGTACAGTAAGACTCGGCACTAAATCTACGATTGAAGAAACTCGCATAGAGCGGTTCATTGGTATAGCTGAACGCAACCGCAATCAACTCCCTATACCCTTGAAATATTATGGCACACATACAGGACGTTGGGCTGGTTCAGACAAAGTAAACTTCCAGAACTTACCGTCACGCGACAAGAAACAAAAGGCATTGAAGAACGCCATTCTCCCACCAGACAATCACGTGATTATAAATTGTGACTCTTCACAAATCGAAGCTCGTATACTAGTCTGGTTTGCCGGACAGCATGATGTACTTGAACAGTTTAAAAGGGGGGAAGACGTGTATTCAGTGTTTGCCTCTAAGGTTTATATGAAGTCTGAAGTAAATAAGACTGAACGGGCCGTAGGTAAGACTTGTATCTTGGGATTAGGTTATGGTACTGGTGCAAAGAAACTGCGAGATGTATTAAAGATTAATGCGGGTGTAGATATGGCTGAAAAAGAAACAAAAAGTTTAGTAGATTTATACCGAAAAATAAACCACGAAGTGGAAGGGCTTTGGAAGGAGTGTGATCGAGCCTTGAAATTTATGGCGTCTTGGCCTAAAGATAAACCTGTTTATTATTTAAGCAAAGTGAATTGTGTATTGGTTACTCCGGAAGGATTAAAACTACCTAACGGATTGTATCTACGCTATCCAAACTTAGAGCTAAAGAATAATGGGTATACTTATATATCAAGACGAGGCGAGATTAGTATTTGGGGTGGAGTAGTGGTGGAGAATGTAGTTCAAGCTTTAGCTAGGATAGTTATTGGGGTGCAAATGATTACTATTAATAAGAGATATAGACCACTGCTTACTGTGCATGACGCAGTGGTGTGCGTTGCGCCGGAGGCAGAAAAATATGAAGCATTACGTTTTATTATGCAGACTATGAATAAAGCACCGTCATGGGCAAAAGGCTTGCCGGTAACGTGTGAAGGGGATTTTGGTAAAAACTATGGCGAATGCTAAATACTATTTTAAGATACCTGACGAGTCGATAGCTTCGGAGATGATGTACCTTCGAGCAATTACTGCACGTAAGGAGTCGTGGTTTGACTATTATAATTTTAAAGCTATAGAAGTACAAGATGATTGGGTAGTTGATCCTTGGTGGAAATACTTATACAGAGCACACCCATTTAAAGCCGGGATTATTAAGTTGGAGGCTAACACATATTATGATTGGCACATCGATACTGATAGAGGAGTCGGGGTAAACATGTTGTTAAATAACTGGGACAAAAGCCATTGTATGTTTAACCCAAATTTAAAACTCGGGGCAAATGTAGCACTTGGTAATGTAAAAGGCGAGTTTATTGAGTTAAAGTACAAGCCCCAAAGGTATTACTTATTTAACGCACAAGTTACACACACGGTGTATAATTTTGAAGAGACTAGGTATTTATTAAGCGTAGATTTTGAAGAGGATAGAACTAAATTAACTTATAATCAGCTACTTGCGGAGATGAAGCGCGAGCGTTGGTGGGAAAAAGGATAAATAATGTTGCACGAAATGTATGATGGGCTAATGATAATGGATCACTTTGACGATTGTATTATTGGAGTGGTAAAAGGAATAGATTCAGAAGACAAAGTTTGTTATAGCTATGATAAAGTAATTGCAAAGTTGATGCGCGATGACGAGATGGAAGAGATAGACGCGATAGAATACTTTGAGTACAATATGATAGGCGCATATGTTGGGGAAAACACCCCTTGTTTTTTATTTAAGGAAAATGATTAATGGCTAAGATTAAACAAACGGAACAAGAAAGAGAACCTATACACAAACGAACGAGTCAAGGTGGTAGGGCAGCCAAGACTTCTACTATGAATAAAAGCTTTAGAGCCGGATACAAAAAATATAGGGGTCAAGGACGTTGAAGACCATTGTCCATGTTAATCAACATGTTATAAAGTCAAACAGAAAGAACAAGGTAGAAGAACCTGTATTGACTGTTAAGACATACAAGAGCAACACCTATGCGCATGAAGTAAATATAAAAGGGGACTCTAAAGTAGTATATAGCCCAAACAAACCACTATCATGTGGTGCACATGTTTGGATAGAAACTCAATCAGAAGTGGAGATAGTTAGATAGTGGCTGATTTTACGTGGAGCTTTTCTTCCCTAAAGGAGTACATCAACTGCCCTAAAAAATATCAAGAAGTAAGGATATTAAAAAACTATTCATTCATAGACACCCCTCAAACTATTTATGGGAAGGAAGTTCATGAAGCACTAGAACTTTATGTCAGAGATGGTAAACCTCTAGCTAAAAACTATATGCGCTTTAAGAAAATGGTAGACACGTTGGTGGCTATACCCGGAGTTAAATACCCCGAATATAAAATGGCCTTAACTAGAAAGATGGAGCAGTGTGATTTTGACGACGACAACAGATGGGTAAGAGGTATAGCCGATTTGGTTATTGTAGATGGTGACAAAGCTTTTATCATTGATTACAAGACGGGGTCGAATAGATACCCAGACACTAAACAATTAAAACTCATGGCACTCATGGCGTTTGTTTGTTTCCCTGAAGTTAATAAGATAAAAGCCGGACTATTATTTTGTATGAAAAATAGTTTTGTTCAAGAGTCGTATACTAGAGACGGCATACATAAAGCTTGGAGATCCTTTGAACAACCGTTAGATCGGCTAACAATGTCTTATGATAAAGATGAATGGGTACCTAACCCTACGCCACTGTGCGGATGGTGTCCTGTCGAGACATGCGAACACCATAAGCCTAGACGTTAATGCATAAAAAACGGGCTGCCTGTGTTGTTTGTGGGGATAAATTTACTACTACTCACCCAAAGTATTTGACATGCTCTAAAAAATGTCGGGACGTAAACAAAGTTAATCGTCGATACCAAAGGATGAACAACGATTGGGCCGCTTACTTTAAACACTTACTGTCCAAAAAGAAAGACTCTCCCTTAACTGTTGATCAGTTAATATACAAAGTGGCTGGGCAAGATTATAAATGTGTGTTGTCTGGAATAGAACTTACGTGCATCCGAGTGCGAGGAAAAGTTATGCAGACCAATGCAAGTATAGATAGAATTCATGCGGGAAAAGAGTATAATTACGATAATATACAGATAGTCTGTAGAGCCGTGAACTCCTTTCGGGGTAACATGGAAGTAGAAGAATTTATTTTTTGGTGTAAAGAGGTAGCTAATCATGGCGTATGTAAATAAAAAAAGGCCTTATAAGAAAGAGTATCAGCAGCAAAAGAATCGCGAAGAACACCCCAATCGTATGGAGCGCCAAAAGCTTAGACGCAAAGTAGATAAGAATGGTAAAGACGCTAACGGCAATGGTGTGGCAGATAAGAGAGAGGGTAAAGATTTAGCTCACAAAAAACCTCTATCAAAAGGTGGTAGCAACAAAGACGGTTACACAGTTCAATCAAAATCTAAAAACCGATCGTTCAAAAGAAATTCAGATAGCTCAATAAAAAACAGACAATACCTAGCAAATAAATAAAATATAGCTTGACTTGTATTTAAATAGCGTCCATACTGTTATTTCAATGAGAGGACATTATGGAAATACTAGAAAACGTAGCTGTTAAGTTAATGGTGCCAAACGCAGTGGTGCCCGCGATACAAGGGCGCATTAAAAAATTTAAAGTTTTAGAGACCGGCGAGACAATGTCTGACGTTGTTATTCGATGGGGTCTAGATGAGATGACGTTATTATCTGATTTATTAAACTTTAAAAAATTCCCACCTTCACCTATTACTCGTGACTATAAATGGTCAGGAAGATTTCAACCTTTCGATCATCAAAAAGTTACTTCGGAATTTTTTAGTATAAACCGTAGAGCGTTTTGTTTTAATGAAGCCGGCACCGGTAAAACTTCTAGTGTGTTATGGGCTTCTGATTACTTAATGAATGAAGGCAAGATTAAAAGAGTCTTGGTAATTTGTCCACTATCAATCATGACATCTGCGTGGAGGAATGATATATACAACACTTGTATACACAGAACTCCCGGGGTAGCTTACGGTTCTGCCGAAGATCGTCGCGCTATTATAAGTAATACTCAGTACGAATTTGTAATCATTAATTATGATGGGGTAAACATTGTTAGAGAGGATATAGCGGATGCCAACTTTGACTTGGTTGTGGTAGACGAAGCCAATGCTTACAAGTCTGTGACAACTAAACGGTGGAAAACATTAGCTAAAATACTTAAGCCTGAGACTCGTTTATGGATGATGACC